GATGAGGAGTAACCAAAGCCTCCGCGGCTACGCCATAACCAAAGGCCTGACCGCCACCCAAGTCGCCGATTTCAGCGCCGATCTCAATGCCTTTCAGACTGCGCTCGGGCGTAACGTATATTGAGCCATGAGCATGAGCAAATACGTGCTATATAATATCACCACCGGCGAACACGGCCTCGCGCGCGCCACGCCCTACACGGTCGACGGCAAGCCCGGCCTCCTCCCGGCCGACATGGTCGAGCTCGTGGTGACCCGCCTCGATCCGCCCGCGCTCACCACCGGCCAGCGCATCGAGCAGAGCATCACCGCCGACCTCAATGCCGGCACGCTCACCTTCGGCTGGACCGTGATCGAGCCCACCGAAGCCGAGCTCGCCGCGATCGCCGCCTACGTGCCGCCGACCGTCGGCCCCGCGCAACTGCGCATCGCCATGCGCCGTCAGCTCTCGATCACGGCCGCACAGGTGGATGCCGCGATCGCCGCCATCGCCGACGATGCCGACCGCGCCGACGCGACCGATCTCTGGCAGTACGCGACCGAGGTGCGCCGCGATCATCCGCTCCTCACCCAGCTCGCCACCGCGCTCAGCCTCACGAGCGACGACATCGATGCGGCCTTCCGGCTGGCGGCGACGTTCTGACGATGAATTGCTCCACTGCATTTCCGCCGATCCGCCCGCCGACCAAGCGACTCTCGCTCGTCGATGGCTTGGGCATCGAGCCGCGCGAGCCGCGCGGGATCATCACGCCGCTTGAGCTCAACACCATCGACCGACTCGCCGAAGTACTCGGGTCACCGCGACGAGCCGACCAACTCCACGACGCGGCCATCATCCTGACCCAATACCGCTTCCGCATCCTGCACGGCTTCGGCCGCAATGTATTCCGGCAAGAGACCGGAGAAGTGCGGGATACCTCGCTCGTTCAACTGCCCATATCCGCCCGATGAAATTCACGACCGACGCAATGGTTCCTCTCTACCTCTGGCTGTACGCCGGACTCTCCGAAGCCATCACGGGCTTCGCTCACGCCGGGATGATCGTCCTCGGCGGTGCGGTTGCGACCGGCACGCCCGCGCAGGCCCCGGCCGACTTTCACGCCCTCGCCCTGACCTGCCTGATCGGCAGCGCGCTTCGTGTATTCAATTTTCTGGATACGCACCCCCTGCCCAAGCTTTCGTTCGTCCCGGTCGCGACTCCCGCGGCCGTTATTTCCAACCCGCCTGCCAACCCATCATGAGAAATTCCATCCTCGCACTGCTCGCATTCGCGGTGCTCGCCCTCACGGGCTGCAACGCCACGCTCGATCCCACCGGAGTCTATCACGGCGACAAGTCGCTCGAAGTCGCCGAAGCGACCCTGCCCGCGTCCTACGCGGTCATCGACGCGTTTCTGAAATGGGAGCTGACCAATCGCGCCCTCGTGTCGCCGGAAGTCACCGCATTCGCGGACTCGATCCGGCGACAGTATCCACAGTGGAATGACACCGCCATCGCGCTGCTCGAAGCCTACAAGGCCAACCCGACGCCAGACAACAAGCTCAACGCCCAAAAGGCGCTGACGCTCATCTCTACCGCGGTCGCACAGGCTGCGACCTATCTCGCTCAACCCGCAAACTCCGCAACTCGCTAAACCATGGACCCGATCACCGCCATCAGCGCGCTCAACGCCGCGCTCACCCTGTCCGAACAGCTCCTGCCGGTCATCCAGCAGCACGTCCAATCCGGCACCATCACGGCCGAGCAACAGGCCGCCGTTCGCACCGCCTATGACCGCCTCCGCACCCGCGCCGACGGCCAATTCTCCGGCCCCCAGTGGCAGGTATCCGGCAACTAATGCGCGATACCCTCGAACTCCTCAAGGTCAGCGCCATCGGTGCGGGTGGTTTCTTTGCCACCCTCCAACTCGCTGACGTCGCAACCTTGGTCTCTATAGGCGTTGGCCTCTGCACTATCGCCTACGTGTCGGCAAAAACGTTTTTCCTGATCCGCAATCGCGGCCGAGAGGAACGACGAGAACGCAACTGAGTCGTTCGCCGTGAACCGCCGCGAGCAAATCCGCCTTCATCTCGCCGTGTTGCGCTGGCATTTTGTTCACCTCCGGCGCGGGTTCGGCTTCGCGCTCCGCGGTATATTGCGCGCAATCTTCCGCCGGCCGTAGGCCGGGGTGGCCCAACTGCCTACCTCCGCAACTTCCCGAACTCTCCGCAACTCAGGCTTGCCGACTGTGCTGATCGGGACGCAGGTCCGGGGCGACATAGCCAGACCTGCGCGCATGAGGTTACGACTTCCGGTCCATTGGCCGCCGCGCGAGTCGAGTTCGTAACATTCCGTCGAATACGCGAGCGCTTCCGGCCGGGCTCCCAAGCGGCCACTTAACCAAACTCAATCACGTCCCATGACACTCACCCAACTTAACGAGCTGCGCGCCAAGCGCGTGCAGACGATTGCCGAAGGTCGCGCCATTCTCGACAAAGCCGAGAAGGAAAAGCGCGAACTCGACGCTACCGAATCCGAAAACTATGAACGCGCCCTGGCGGACGCCGACAAGCTGAATATCCAGATCAAGCGCGAAGAGCGTCAGCTTGCACTCGACGCCGAGGCGCGCGCCGCCACGCACAACTCCAACCCCGAGCGTCCCGGCCGCCATACCGAGACCCCCGAATTTGAAAACGACGCCGATCCCGCGGAGCGTACCGCTGCCCAACGCGAGATGGATTTCCGTGCATCGAAGAAGTATGCTGCGGCTTTCCGGAAGTATATTACGCGCGGCCGCATGAGTCTTACGCCCGATGAGGTGCGCGACCTCTCCAGCGACAGTGATACGGACGGGGGTTACCTTGTCGCGCCGACTCAACTCGTGACCGGCATTCTGAAGAATCTCGACGACGAGGTTTTCATTCGCGCGAAAGCTCGCAAGTTCACGCTCGTCAAGGCCAAGAGCCTCGGCGCGATCAAGCGCACCGCGAAGCTCTCGACCTTCGCATGGGGCGGCGAAATCACGCCGCCGACGAAGGACGCGTCGCTCAAGTTCGGCAAGCGCGAGCTGTTTCCGCACTACCTGTCCGGCCTCGCTCTGGTGTCCCGCGATCTCCTGCTTAACGCCATGGAGTCCGCCGAATCGATTGTGAATTCGGAAATCGTCCGCGATGCCGGCGAGGTCCAGGAGCAGGCGTTCGTCACCGGCTCCGGGTCCGGCCAGCCGCTCGGTGTGTTCACCGCGAGCAGCGACGGCATTAGTACGGCGCGCGACGTGTCCACGGGCAACACCGCGACGACGATCACCTTCGACGGATTGATCGAGTCGAAGTTTTCGCTCAAGCCGCAATATCGTCGGACCGCCGAATGGATGTTCCACCGCGACGCGATTAAGATGATCTCGAAGATCAAGGACAACGAGGATCGCTATATCTGGGAGCCGTCGAAGGTTGTCGGCGAGCCGGATCGCATCCTCGGCCTGCCTTATCAAGAGTCGGAGTGGGTTCCGAACACCTTCACGAGCGGCCTGTACGTCGGCATTCTCGCCAACTGGCAATTCTACTGGATCGCCGATGCGCTCGATCTCCAAATCCAACGCCTCAGCGAACTCTATGCCCTGAGCAATCAGGATGGCTTTGTCGCCCGGATGAAGACGGACGGGATGCCGCAAATCGAGGAGGCTTTCGCCCGCGTGAAGCTCGGCTAAACCACGCGTAACCAGAAAGGAAATACCATTATGCAACTCCTCAAAGCAGCAAAAATCACGCCCGCCATCACAACGACCGCTGGCGCGGCCGCCTCCACCGCCGTCAAGGGAGCCGCCATCGATATGGCTGGATTCGAAGGTGTCGTCGCCGTCGTGACGATGGGTGCCATCGTCACCGGTGCCGCCACCTCGATCAAGCTCCAGCACGGCGATACCTCCGATCTCGACACGAGCGGGACGGATGTGGAAGGCACCAACCAGACCGTCGCCGATAGCGACGACGACAAAGTGTTCTATGTGGATCTGTTCCGCCCGCTAAAGCGCTACGTTCGCGTTGTCGTTTCGCGCGCGACGCAGAATGCCACGATCGGCTCGGCGAACTATATTCAGTACGGTGCCCGGACCGAGCCGGTCGCGCATGCGGCGAAAGTCGGCGGGGAGACCTTCGTCAGTCCTGCTTCCGGCACGGCGTAGCCAACCGCCTATCCGGACTTCACAACCCCCGCCGCAGCGCGATGCTCTTCGCGCTGCGGCGGGAACAATTTTCTGCGCCGATGACTATTCGCATGATTACAGCCGCCGCCGGGCCGGAGTTCTCCGCGCAACCAGGCGATGTGCTGGATGAGACCAACGTATCCGCTGCGATGATGCATACGCTGGTCGCGGCACGATATGCCCAGCGGATCGATTCTCCGTCGCATGATCCGCGTCGGTCGGCCGCCGAGACGGCCGTAGCCAACCCTGCGCGCGAAACCGCGATGACGCCGACTCACCGCCGTCGCCTCTGAACTGCCACCTGTGCCTCTCACCCTCCAGACCGCACCCGCCGTTGAGCCCATGACGCTTGCTCAGCTCAAGGCGCATTTGCGCGTCTCGACGTCGGCCGAGGATGATCTGCTCGCGAGTTACCTCGCAGCCGCCCGCAACGTGGTCGAAGAGCATACCCGCCGAGCCCTCATCTCGCAGACATGGGCGCTGACGCTCGATCGCTGGCCTGATTCGCGCGATAGTCTCCGGCTCCACAATCCGGTTGTGCGTCGTTTCGCGGGTCGCGCCATAGAGTTACCGCGGCCTCCGCTCCAAAGTGTGACCTCAATCTCCTATTTGCGATCAGCCGACGGCGTGAGCGCGATCCTCGATGCCGGTCATTACGACGTGGATACGAGCGGACTGCTCGGTCGCGTCGTCCTCCGATCGGGCAAGAGCTGGCCCGATCTCGCCGACGCGCCCAGCGCAATCACGATCACCTATGTGGCCGGGTACGGTGCGACCGCGGCCGACGTTCCTCCCCGGCTTCTCGCCGCCATCCGTTGGATGGTTGCGCATCTATATGAGGTTCGCGTGCCCGTGAACATCGGCAACATCGTGAACGACATTCCGTTCACTCTTCGATCTATCCTCGACTCGGCCCGGGTGCCGTTGTACGCATGAATCCCGGCGCACTCGATCGGCTGGTCGCAATACAGGCGAAGGTCGCCACGCGGGATAGCTTCGGCGGATTCGTCGAACGCTGGATCGACCGCGGCAAAGCATGGGCACAGAAGCTCGATCAGGGCGGGAGCGAGTTTCGCCGCGCCGGCGTGACCAACGCCGAAGTGACGACGATCTTCCGGATGCGCTATAATTCGGATCTGACGCCAGCGATGCGCATCCTCCACGAGGGAATGCTCTACGACATCGTTGCTGTCACCGAAGGCGAGGGCCGGCATGTCTGGTCGATCGTTCAGGCGAAAGCGAGGACGGCATGAGCCTCGGCGCAATCGTCACCGCCAGGATAGGTACACTTGCGGGCGGTCGTGTGTATTGCATGGCCGGCCCGCAGGGCGTCGCGCTTCCCTATATATTCTGGACGCCCATCGCGAGCGTTCCCCAGGTCACGCAGCAGGACTATGCAGGTCTGACCGAATCGGCCCTCCAGGTCGATTGCTGCGCCGCGACCGCCGCCGACGCCGATGCATTGCGCACCCAAGTATTGGCGGCGATGTGCGACGGCCATGACGACACCAATCCAGACGACGCCGGCCGGATGCTATATGAGGATGCCGCCGAGCCCGCGGCGATCTACGATGCGCAAGCCGACTTCACGATTTTCCATCCGCTCTAATCCGGAGCCCATCCGCAACCCAATAACCACAAAACCACCATGGCTTATACTAAACGGGCGGCCAAAGGCACGCTCCTGAAAATCAAAATCGAAAGCGCTTACGTGACCGTCGAAGGCGTTAAGGACTTCTCTTACCCCCGAGGTTCCGCCGACCGGATCGAAGCCACGTCGCAGGACTCGACTGGCAATCGCAAGGAATACGTCGCCGGCATGATCGATCCACCGTCGATCACGGTTCCGATCATCTGGGACAATAAAGCAACGACCGGAAGCACCACGCACGCCGCGCTGGAAGCCGCGTACAAGGCGGGTACGAGCGTCGATTGCCAGGTCACAACGGTCGACGCAAAGACATATTCGTTCACGGCTCTCGTGCTCGACATGACGTTGGACGCGCCCGTATCGGGGTTGTTCACGAACAATGTCGTGCTCCAGCCGACCGGTGCCGAGACAGTCGGTGATGTCGCCTGATAACCAAGGCTGATTCGCATGGAAGAAAAAATGTTCACGACGGTTATGCTGGATGTGCCGCGGCGTATCCGGTTTTCCAATCGCGCGCTTTACCGCGTCGGCAACCTTGAGCGCCCGCTTGACCTGTCCGATCTGCGCAAACCGAAGCGCGCGTTCGCGGCTCTGGCGCAATGGCTGTGGGCCTGCCTCGACGAGCCGCCGGATTGCCCGCTTCGCACTCCGGAGGATGTAGCAGAGGCGATCCGGCCGGAGCGTATCGCCGAACTCATGACGACGCTCGGCGACGCGATCCGGATGACGCAGCCCAAGGAAGAAAAAAACGCCGACAGCTCGACGCCCTCGCCTTCGCCCGCGTCGAGCTCGGCCTGACCAAAGGCGAATATCTCGACATGACACCTGCTGAATACGACGCGCATTGCCGCGTCTGGCGGAAGCGCGAGCAGCGTCGGCAAGGACGATTTGCCATGCTTGCTCTCGTTGCTGCTAAATGCGCCGGAAACGCGGACAGGACCATGGACGATTTCATGGGCGACCTCGCCGGCGATGAGGAGGGCGCGGAATGATCGACGTCAAGATCGAGGGAGTTGAGGAGTTGGGAAACGCCGTGAAGAAACTCGGCAAGCGCATCCGCGCGGACATCGGCCGCGAGGCGCTCGTGTCGGCCCTCACCCCGCTCGTGAACGCAGCGAAACGACACGCGAAGAAATCGCGGGACACCGGTGCGCTGGAATCATCGATCGGGTTTCGCGTGAAACCGTATAA